TCGTATCTTATCCATATTGATTTTAGAGCCGGGACATTCGGTGGCTTTAATCTCTCTATGTCCGTTTAATTTTTTCAAATCGTATTTCTTCATTATATGACATATCGCATTTATTAAATCATTATAAATTTCAGAAGGGAGGGTATATTTTGAATAATTTCCCGGTATCACAATACTCAAATAGTATTTGTTATAATACTCTACACCGGCGTGAGCCCCTATGTATTTTGTATCTCTTCCACTTTTGAGATACCCTTTCCCGTTCTTTATTTCAAGGACAAAATTATAACCTATATCCCCCCATCCTTTGGCTTTATGAATTTTCCGAATAGATTCTACTGTATCGGTGGTGCTTCCCGCCGTATGATGAAGAGTGAGACCTACTATTTTTGATTTTCTAATTGTCATACTTAATCATCATCCTTTACTGCTCTTTCTGTAATCTTCTCAATACTTTCACAAAACTTTCGGTGAGTCTCAATTCTCTCGTCCGAGTTAATTTTGGATTGTTCTATGGTAAATTTAACAAATAGATATACAATGAATACTATTGCACCTATACTACCTAAATCCACGATAAATTTTATCAAACCCTCATCCATTTTAAATTCCCCCTTCTTCATTTTCAACAATCATATCTTCAATAGGTATCTCTTCCCAACTCCAAATATCATCTTCCTTTCCTGTATAAACAGAATCAGAATAAACATTTTCTATCTCATTAAATAAACAATATCCGTCATCAGGTATCAAAACATACATTCTATCGTCAATTAAATTAACAGTCATATCAAAATCTCCTTATGCTATCTGCCAACCCTTATTTGTGGCTATTTCCATTTCTTCCAATGTTAGTTTATTCTTATTTATTGTCCCTAATGTAAGTGTGGCACTATTTTCTATTGAAGGAAGTGCATTTAACACACTCATTAAACTGTCGTGTGTAAGTCTACTACAATAACTTAAATTAAACGAAATAGAACAAGTTGACCCTGTAAATGTTAGATTTTCTAAAGCGGTGCAATTAGAAAACATTTGTGTCACATTTGAAGCCCCCGAAAAATCTCCTAAAGTTAAATCTACGAGCGAGGTGCAATTCTGAAACATATATTGATTTGTATTTGAGTGAGAAATATCTCCTATTTTAACACTTTTCAACGAATAACACCCAGCAAAAGCCTGTTGAAATCTATAACCACTTGGTATATTTCCTAACTCAACTTTTTCAATACTCCTATTATTTATTGCAATACCATAACAATCGGAAACTTTAGGCAAGTTTCCCATAATAAATATTTTTAAACCTGAGAGATACCTAACTTTCTCACGCATATCTCCAAGTAGTGGTATATCACCCATTATAATCGTTTCGATGGTAGTATTCCTATTGAAATCGCATTTATTTAAAACAGGTAAATCACCTAATATTATTTTCTTTAGTCCTGTTGTATTTTCGTCTACATAAAAACTACCTAAATTGTAAATAAGATTATGGTCGTTAATGTATTTGTTAGCCACGCCTACATTAACATTTATAGGAGAGTCTTCTGTAATTTTAACTTTAATATTATCACTCATTAATAAGAACAACCTCCTCCACTACAAACTTATCAGGTGCAGTAATAGTCACGCTGTCTGTGATATTCTTCAAATCCCAATAGTAAGTTCCACTTTCCATATTAGTATCTTGTGTAGTTAATTCAATAGTATACTCACACCCACCATCTCCTGTGATAGTTTTACTAAACAGAATTTCTTCATCACTATCAGTCACGCTTTTCTTTACAGTAAACTTGATTTCAGTTCCGACAGGCACATCATAATCTTCTCCCTGTCCCACATAAAACTCAAAATATAATGTTTTATTATTATTCTTAAAAACCTTTATCTCCATAACACGCTCCTATTTATTCATTAACACGCATTAAAATCGTTAAATAAGGGGGTTTTATTGTTTTCCTATATAATTTATAGGGTTTATCTAAAACCCCCTATCGTTGCTTAAATTTGAAAGCCTTAGGTTTCGCTTTCGGTTTCGGTTTCTACATTTTCATTGTTTTCTTCATTTTCATTTTCGTTTTCATTGTTTTCAGTAGTATCACCACCCCCACTACTATTATTTTCCTCTTCTTTGGGAAAAACTTTACCCAAGCCATACAGTATTCTACCCCACTTATCGTATAAAATCTTACCATTATCATCGTATAAGATTTTAAACATATTCCTTATATGAGAGTATACATACTTTATACCATCTATGACAGGATTTAAAGTTAAGGTAAAATTCTGCTCTCCGTTCCTTATAGTAGTAGAAGTTCCTATTTCTGCTTTATACCAATCAAGTCCTATATGTTTGTTATTATAATAGTTTTGAATTGTGGAGTATTTACTACCATTTGAAACTATATCAGTATCACGGACACTTGATAAACCATACACATATCCTCCGTAATCTGCTATAACGGGTAAGGGTCCTTCTAAACTATTTATATACCGATATAATTCTGTTCCACTTAAAGTATCTACACGAGGTATACACTTAATACCTAATTGTTTTACCTTTCCGTTTCCGTCAGTATTTTCTCTTAAAAATGCTATATATGTATCTTTACCATTATATATGGCATCAATCGGGTAATAACCATCTTCATCAGGCGTGTATTCTTCAATATTAAAGTAGATTTCCCCCATATCATCTCGGGGGTAGATTACTCTATCACCTAACTTTTTAAAGAGTTCTGCGTTAGTTTCTATATTTACAAGTAAATTCTCACCACAATTCGGACACTTAATGCCGTCAGATAAACAAAAATGAATAGTGTTATTACAACTACGACAGGTAATTTCATCATTTACATACAAGCCACTTAATATAAGAGGTCTGTATTCGTCTACCTCATAATTCGGCATCATTTCCATACTCAGATATGGTATTTCATAACTTGCTTTTCCATTAACTATACCCTTTATATATCTCAAATAATGAAACTGATGATTTTGTCCTAATGGGTCACCACCTTTATGGGGATTGTGGTCTCCTACATAGTCTGATTCTTTAAATTCATCCTTTACAAGGTTATAGGGTAGATTGTTATTTCCGTCATAAACATAGTTATAAGGTGCTACAAATGATTTTATATCACCTAATCTATACACTTTATCTTTGAGTAGGTGTATTACTATTTTACCTACTATATTAGGTGTCTCAATATCTACTCCTGAGGGTAATTCCTGTCTGTAAATAAGGTCTGCTTCTTTGAGAGTATTACCTACTACCTCTTGTATCTCTTCAATTCCAAAGTTTTCTACTTCACAAGTAGGCATAAATTCACTACTTGCATTGAAAATATCACCCTCGCTTTCAGGTAGTAATCTTGTTAAATCAATTAAAGGTATATTATACAGATTTTCATCCGTATTTATATCTACTGCGTTTAAGGTATATTCCCATTTCTTTTTAATATTAGGTGGGTTATAAACCACTTCTTGTGTTTCTTCATCAATGGTAATAGTAGGTTGGTCGTATTCATACATTATTAAATCAACTTTAATACCTTGTGGGTATATGTATTCGTAAACAGGTATTTCCTCTTGTAATTCATTTTCTACTGTTCCTACTTGAACTCTTTCAGTTAAATCTATCTGTAAATATCGTGCTTTTGTAAAGTGTCTCTGTCGGTAGTATTTAGTTAATTCAGGGTTAATATAGTTATCGGCATATCTGTTATTTTCATTATCAAGTTCTCTTAAACCCTCGTCTGAATAAAACACCTTATCTAAAACAGGTGTGGAGATAGTAGCATCTTCCTTTATTTCTTCCACCAAATCGTATTTTTGTGGGTCATCAGTATAAACACCCCACTCACACTCTTCTAACTCTAAATCGTCTCGTTTAACAAGCATTTTCGGGGTAATTATACACTCCATTTTATCAGTTCCATTTAGGGGAGGCACAATCTTACAGATATTATTTCTTATCTGTTCTACCTGATGAGTATGAGGGTCTTCTACTGCAATAGAATAATCATTAACAATATCAGGATTCAATAAGGTTACGTTTCCTATATGGTCAGGTAAAGGATAATACGGAATCGACCAAGTAGAACCTGTCGTAAAAGGTGGAATAGCAGATGACTGATTAACAGTAAAGCCAGCACCTACATTTATTTGTAAAGAAGCCGAATTGTAATTAACAGTAGGAGATGTCAAACCAGACCACTGTAACTGTTCCCATTGGTTTGTGGAATAGTTATACACTCTATCATCAGACTTGAAAAGCAACTGACCTGTATTAGTATTTGGGGGAAAACTATCTGCATCTACTTTATATGAAAAAGACATAGCACCAGTAAAAGGATTAGTCCAACCAGCCCAAGTATTTAAAGCCTCAGTATCCGTCATACATAAGCCAGACCACTTAATAGTCTGTCCGTTGGCTTCAAAATGAATAAATCTACCATTTAAGCCTGTTAAAGTGGCTATATGTTTGTCCCAAGCCCATTCGGAAGCAGTCAATTCAACAGACCACACTCTACTACCTTCTTCGTGAGGCTCAAAGTCTCCTGAAATCGTAGTAGAATAATAGGACTGTATATCTACAAAGCTGATACCATTAAAGGAACATCTCGGCGAATGAATAGGCGAAATATATGTGCCATTAACATATAAAGAGCCTGAATTGAGATTGTTATAAGATACTGCCATATCAGATTTAGGAAGAGCCTTTATTTTAGTTCTCCAATCCGATGGGACAAGAGCACCACCACCATTAATAGAAGGCGTTAATAGTTCCTTAAATGTAGTAGAGCCCTTAACTCTAAAAGTAAACTCAGTGCCGGGAATATCAAAAAAACCTATCTGACCACCAAAATGAAAGCCATAATCACCACTCTGTTGACCAAAATAACCTATATATCCACCACCCATTTGTTGTGTGTCAAACAAAATATTTATTTTTGGATAAAAGCGATAATGAGTTCTTGTAGTAGAAGTATAAACATAATAATCTGCTAAGGTAATCTTTGCTTTTGCTACATTATAGAAAGCATCTTCACCTTCTAAATTCTTATAACTTGCCATTTACTCACCCCCATTATTCTCATTATTCTCATTTTCATTTTCATTTTCCGAAGGAGTAGGATTATCAGGGTCGGGATTTTCAGGGTTTTCAGGCTCTTCCTCTTCGGGTGTAGGAGTAGGTGTAGGATTAGAAGGTGCGGGACGGGTAATGATAGGAATGGAATGGATATGTAAAGCAGTATCAACATCTCCATTTGGTAAATCTACCTTGATTAAGTTTCCTATACTATCAAAATACAAATCTCTTAACACAAATTTCAATTCCCCGTCTTCAAAACCTACTCTTAAAAGTGTAGAAATCTTAACGGCTTTGTTAATATGTTCTTTAATGAATACTACTTTATTCCCGTCAGTAAATGATACAGATACACCATCACCTTCTACAACAGGAGAGGAGAGAGAGCCACTAATATCAAAATCGGCATAACCTGTTGAGATTATTGAGAGTATAGTAATACTACCACTAAACTGAAAACTTTCCGTTTGAAAATGAGCCTCTTCGGTTTGGGTGTATGTTCCTGTAAAAGTGGCAGTAGTTTTATACTTATTATCACTTGTTTGCTCTTGTGCTACATTTGAAAAAGAGAGTGCGATACCACCCATCTCTCTTTCAAATTCTTTAATTTTAATTAAAGACTGCCCTACACTCATATTATCACTTGAATAGGAAATAGATAAACTACCTTCTAATGTATGAATGTCTTTGGAAATCCACCATTCCTTATCCTTTTCTTTCGGTGTTAAATCTACAATAGGGTCTAACAGTCCTTCTTCCGTAACACCACCTAAACAAAACTCATAACCATTTTGAGATGCCTGTATGAAAACAATATCTCCCACCTTACATAAAGGAGTATCAGGGGACTGTCCGATTTCGTTGATACAGATAGCATCTTCACCCACTATTCCACCTTTATTGATTGTGTTATCGGGGTTTATACTTTGGAAATGGTATCTAAATATATCATTATTAGTATCTCTCTCATACCCTATAATCTTACATTTCTCTAAATATTTGTTATCGGTTGTGTCGGGTGTATTCTTAACAGTATTGAGTGATTCTATCTTATTATTTAACTGCTTTATTTTATAATCATTAAACATTAAAAACTCCTTTAAATACAGGGGTTTTGTTAAGGTAGATATATTTCATCTACCTTAACACCAAAACCCCGTGTATGGCTTATTCTTCAAGTATTATCACTCTGATTACTGTTATTATCAGGTGGAGTATCACTACCACCACCCCGTTCTTCCTCTTCGTGTGTCTGTGTCTGAGTAGGCTCTTCATATTGATTTATGATAGGATAACCACTTAACATATTACTGAAATCAGCGTATTCATACAAATACATTCTGTTTTTCAAGTAATCACCCTTTGAAGGGTCTCTTAACCAATATCGGACATCCCAACCCTCCTGTCCTTGCTCCCACATACCACAACGCTCATATAAATACATAGGCTCTTGTGGTGTAGTTTCAGGGTCCTTAAAAGCGGGATTTCTATATCTTAATATAGAGCCTGACCATATTGGCATACCAGCAAGCATTTCCTTTATTTCCTCGTATGACATATAAGTAGTAGATACAGGCTCACCACTATCATCTGTGGTGACACTCTTTACTGTATCATATAAATAACAGTCATAAGGACTTACTTCAGGTATCTCTTCCTCACCCTCTTCCCTGTTTTGGTTTTCCTGTTCTATTAATTGATTTACCTCTTCGTAATTATAGATATAATCAAACCTATCAGGGTATTCTGTCTGCCAAAAGCCCTTTTTGTTATCATACGAATTTATAAACTGCACTTTATTCCGAAATTCAAAGTTCCAATCAAAGGGTAATACCTTGAAAGTAAGTGTTAAGTCGGTTTCTGTTGTAGTATCACCACTTATTTTAGGACTTATACTATAGTTTTCAAACAATACAGTTCCCATCGGACGACCTAAAAACTCACTTATATTTAGTTTATTACGGAGTTGGTCGTATGCGAGTTCATCTATACTACCTAAAAATGTAGTTTTTAAATCAATCTGCGATATGGGGACTTTATACTCATATTCCGTCTGAGTAGATGCCACCGGGAGAGATTTCTGCTCTCCTTGTGGTATTTCTGAATTTTCAAGTGTATATCTCCATTTTGCACCACCATTTGAGATTTTAAATGTTTTATAACCACTACCCGCTATTCTCTTAGTAAATTTATCTTCTTGGGAGTTATAATTAACAGTATAAGTGGCTTCTACTGTTATACAGTCTGTCCCGTTGTATTGTGTATAACCTGAAAGAGCAGAGTAGAATTTCTTACTTTCCCGTGAGTATTGAATATTAGTACAATATAAATCAACATTTACATTATCATCAAAATTCGGACCCTTCCATAAACAACCTATTGACGGATATGAAAGTGAATAACCATTTTTAACATCGTCCCAAGATGCTAAATAGGTTTCTGTCACGGAAGAGGCATTATCGTCTTCCCCACCTTTACTATCAACTAAAAGTAATAAATAGTTAAAACTCATAAATACCTCCTAATTTAAAAACTCATTTGTGTATTATATGCTTCTTCAAATAACTTACCACTACCTTGTATGTAGGGACTCCATTGTTGTAATAACTTTAAGAGTTCCATACCTGTGATGTTATTTAATTCTGCATATTTGTTTGTATCTTCCATTCTCTTAACAAGGGTTTCCATTGATTCAGTAGAGCCACCGAATAAGAGTTTATCAGTCCGTTTTTCTAAATCTTCCTTATAATTCTTATCGGCTTGATATTCCATATAACCTTGTTTTAACTCTTCATCAGAGTAATAAGCCCTGTCAGTATTGAAATAATGACTTGCAAATAAGGACTGTTGACCCTCTGAAAACATACCTAATATAGCGTCCCTGTAAGATTTAGCGTGTTCTATCGCTCCGTTAATGGCTTCTTTTTGTTTATTTATTACTTCATTTAAGCCCTGTGTGTAGTGGGAGTAATACTGTTTAATCTTATTGATAGATTGGTCTAACAGATTATTCCTTGCTATCATTATAGCATTTTCTTTCTCTAATTTGTCTGCCGTAATATCACCTGTGACTTTCCACATATTATTAAGAATACCTAACTTATCAGAATCATTACCACGACCCTCAAATCTTAATTGATTTTGTTTAAGGGTGTTTATTCTATCCATTAAACCTAAATCGGCTTTATTCTTTTCAATTTTAGCCTCTTGAACTGCTAAAATACGCTCTTCAAGTGTTTTAGCCTGTGCCAACTTAACATTCAAGTTAGCCTGTATTCTTGCCATATCGGCAGCATACTTATTACCGTTAAATAAGTGTTCATTAGCCGTAATCTGTCCGTTAATTTTTTCTTTTTGTATATACTGTTGTTTTTCTAATTCTGCCGTTTGTTTTTGATAAGTTAGTAGTGCTTTTTCTAACTCTAAGTTATTAGCAGCGATTGTTCTACCCGCTAACTCTCTCTGTTCGTTAGTGGCATTCTCGTCTTGTAAAATCTGACTTTGGAGAGAGTTTTGGAATGCTACCTCTTCATTTACTTTTTCATACTCACGCTTTATTTTCTCTAATTGAGCGTTAAAGTCATCACCATTTAATTCAAATCTTAAACTGATTATATCAGAATTTAAGTCATTTGATTTCTTCTGTATCTCGTGGACTTGTTTTTGTAATTCAAGGGAGATTTGTTTATTGTTTTCTATCTCCTTACTTTGTAAGTTAAGATACCTTGTTGCAGTCTCTTCCTTAACTTTTGCTAACTCTTCCTGTCTCTTAACAGATTCCTTATCATTAGGGTCGTAAGCGTCTGATGTTACATAAGCACGATACATTTCTGCGGCTTTTTTAGCATCTAACCACGCCTCTTGTAAAGTGGTGTCTTTACCCTGTCTTGTCATTTGTTTTATCTGCTCGTCATAAGGTCGGTTATTGGTTTCTACTCTCTCTGCAATTCTACCAAATTCAGTAGTCCTGTCTGAACTCGTCCAACTTGCTATCATACCTGTTAAAGCACCACCTAAATAACCGATAGCACCACCTAAAACACCACCTATGGCAGTTCCTATACCCGGTAAGAGTGAGCCTGCTACTGCACCTATTCCGGCACCTATTCCCCCTCCGACATTACCATAAGATGCCATTTGTCCTTTCATTTCTTTCCAACCGGCTCTACTGTCTGCTTCACGAGAAACCTTTGCCATTTCATTAACATTTGAACTTAAAAAGGCTTGTTTAACTTTCTCTGCTTCCTGTCCGAATACACGGGCGAGGTAATTTGCTCCTGTCATTATAGCCATTGTAATGTATGGAGAGGCTGTTTTAAAGCCGTCCATAACCTTACTTTGAACTATTGCGGCTTGTGTAGTATAAGCAGAATTAACATCTCTTACGGCTTGTGGTGTTGTTTGAAATCTCCGTGTAGCATTTAAATGTTCTCTTTCTAACTCAGTATCTCTAATACCCCGATTTGCCTGTCTTATTTGTTGGGTAATGTAATACTCTTGGTCTTTAAGTTCATTAATTCTACGCTGTAATTGAGTTCTTTTAGATAAATCGGTAGTATTATCTCTCTCATTTGTTAAATTATTAATCTGATTTGAAATTTCATCTTTTCTATTTCTTAAGACAGTTCTTTGAGATTGATAAGTCGCCATTTCTCTTTCATTTCGTGCTATTCTTTCTGATAATTCGGCGTCCTCTCTTTGTAGTTGTAAAATAGCATTTCTCTCTTCTCTAATCTCTCTTAAAATACGGAGTTCTTGTGATAAACCACCTTGTTGAGTAGGATTATCTCTTCTATACTCTACTGTTTCTCTTAAAGCACGAGCGTCATCTCCCATAAGATGATTGTCTGTTCTTCTTACTTCACCTATTTGTTGTAGGTGTTGAGTAATTTGAGAAAGTGAATTTGTCCTTGAAATATTACCTAATTGTTGGAGCATTCCAATAACTTCATTTCCTGTATTTCTTAAAGTCTGAAATGCTTTATTTAATAAGTAAATACCACCTACAAATCCTACAAGGGTAGTAATACTTGTAATGGCAGATGCGAATAAGTCATTTTGAGAGAATTTAGAAGCCACTTGTAATAGTTTGGAAAGGGATGATACTAACGGCTCAAATACGGCACCCGCATTAGCCTTTATCTCTTCTATACTTGCGTTTAATCTATTTAAGGACGCATTTAAACCATCAAATGGGACATCCAACTCTCCGTAATGGGAAGTAATAGCACCTACAATGTCCTTACCTGTAATACCTTTACTACCTAATTCTTCGAGGTCGGAAACATTAAAGGTTTCCATAATTACAGATTTAACATTCGGAAGATAGTTTGAAATGGCGTTTAAGTCTTGCGTGAAACCATTAGTTTTGTTTGCTAACTGTTCTATTTGCATCATTACGCCACTTAAAGCGTTTGAATCTCCACCAAATGACGCTATTCCCTTTCCGAGTGATATAACACTCTCTTTGGACTCTTCTGCTCCCTGTCCTATTCTACGGAAAGCAGAGTAGGCTCTCACTGCCCCATCTGTATTAAGTCCAACATTTTCATTACTCATATCTCTAATTTGAGAATAAGTAGTTTCTACATCGTCTCCTATACTACGAATTTGGGCTTTAAGACTTTGAACTCTTGCCTGTGCGTCAACTGTGCTACGAATAAAACCTGTTAAAGCACCTGTAAGTAAACCACCTATTGCTAACTTACTAATATCTCCTAATGAAGAGTTTAAATGTTGGGCTTGTTCGTTAGCACTTTCAATACCACGAGTATTAACATTTCCTAAATTTCTATTTAATGTATTTAAATCCCTGTTGGTATCTTCTATTGTTCTATCTAAATGTTGGGTGGTAGTGCCTACTCTACCTATTCCACTTGCATCAACTCCGTTGATATTAACACCTAATTTTCTAAATGAGTGTTCTAAATCATTAGTTTTAGCAGTAACCTTAGCGATACCAACACTTAAACTATCTATTTTCTTGTTGACGGCTTCAAAACCACTACCGACAACCTTTATCACCATACTATAATCCATAATTTGTTTAACTCCTTATGGTTTTTATACTTAAATCTTTAATAATCAGCCATACACAAGACTTTTTAACTTATCCGACTTTGTATTAGGGTAAGTATCAAAACCACTCTCTATGGCTTAATATTAAAGCCGTTTCTTTAATTATTAATCTTTAAAGCCTTTCTTATACCCTTTTTCTAACTCTCTTTCCAAATCAAATACAGGGACAGTAGTAGAACGGCAGTAAGGGTGGAGTGGTGGGAGATTATCACCCGCCATTGCGTCCTCTACACGATAGATTTTACCATCGTGAGCCTTACATTCGGGTGAAGTCCTTTCATCTATTCTTGCTACAAAACGATAGTATTCTACCCCGTTCTCTCTGTATTGATTTAATTGAGTTTGATTGTTTATAAAATTCCCTTCCGTTCTTACTAACCTATCAATTTTCCATTTCTCTTTATCAAATTTAGCGTGTAATTCATCCACGATTTCGGAGTAAGGTTTACCCGTCACTAAACCATTTGTAAGTGTGGTATTCAACTCTCTTTCAAAGTTCGCACAGTCACCCCAAATTCTTTCAGAGTAATTTTCACCTTGAAAGGGATACTCCAAAAGTGTTTTCATTTTGTTTGGGTCAGTCTGAATATTACCAAAATCAATAGCATCTTTCGGTGTAGTTTCTAATAAGTTTTTTATACTCTGTTTACCTATATCAGACATTAGAGTTTCACTACCCTCTTTAAGATTAGAGTATAACTCATTACTTGCTTTAACGATTTCTGCCTTTAAAGTTTCTAATCTCTTAACCCTTGCTCTTACGGAAAGGCTTTGTAGGAGTTGTTTATTCTTACTTACAAATTCTTTATCTCTAATTTTTTCTAAATACCACTCAACATCATACTGAAACTCTTCTCTTTCATCGTCCGTTAAATACTTTAAAGCGTCCTCATAACTCATTTTGTTATCTTTCGCATATTTAGAGTATAATTTAGCCATTTGTTTTTCAAGTTCAGAGAGTAGATACTTATTATCACCACCGAATCCGTTTAAGTAGGCATCAATCAACTTATTTATATCAGTCATTTCAATACCCCACTTTTCTTTAACTCTTCTATGGCTTTATCCATACTCCTTTGTATGAAAGGACGAGGACGCATATTAATAGAGCCTAACTCTAAATACATAGCGTATTCATTAGTTATAGGTATATAATACTCATTATTTCCGTTTTTGACGGGTTGAGAAATACTATTTACTAATTGTCCCGAGTCCGTTACGGGTGGCTCTCCCGGTGCAGATGCTATATGTATCTTATCACCACGCTTATATTCTCTACCACTACGAGTTCCACTTTCTATTGTATCTATTAATTGAGTTCGGACTTCACTTGCTATTCTATAAAGTAAATCTTGCTTAATGGGGGTTAAATTAGGTAGGGTATTACGCTGATTTTGACGCTTTTCCCAATATGATTTATTTGATGCCATACTTAACCTCCTTTATACACATAAAAATAAAACACCCCACGCTATATAAATAGAGTGGGGCTTTGAATAAGATAAAGAGTATAGAGAATACACCAATCACTAACCATTTAACTAAAATAGAGAGGGTTTAGGAAACTCCTCTGTATCTAACACATACATTAACCTAACTTTATTATATAAAATATCTATCTCTTCATCTTCAAAATCTTTATCAAATGGTAAATGGAAAAACTGACATATTTTCCATACCTTAAACTCTTTCGGAGTTTCAGGCTCACTTGCTACCCACTTACCATTAATTTCTTTCCATACAAGGTGTTTTTCTCTTCTGAAACCGATTCGGTCGGTTATTTGTTGAAAAAACCTGCTGAACTCTCCTGTATCTCTTTGTAAATCCTATCTAAAAAAGCCATATTTAAAGTAATAAGACTTTCCTTACTGATTTTTACAGGTTTATCGTTAATTGATAAGTCCCAACTTACTAATACTGTTGATAAGAACTCTGCTAAAAAGTCTATGTAGAGTTCCTTTTCGTCTGCTACTGCGATAGAAGTAGACTTGTTTAATTTAGTGTTATCATACACTATATTTAAAGCCTCTTCCCCGAATTTAATCTGTAATTTCTGTTCTTTACTTACGATGTCTTCGTATTTCATTACTCTATCTCCTTATCTTAATAATTTTCTTTATAACACCACTTGTAGCCGTAGGCAGTCTTTACTCTACCTTTACAGGCTTTATGTATGCGTGAATAATCAAAACCAAAGTCTCTCCATATCTGCCTTGCACTTGGAAATTCTTTGATAAAATCACCTTGTAAGTCTAATTGTATAATAGGTTTACTTTTACTATTATTATACTTACCTTTATTATAAGTATTGCCTTTATGGGCTTCACTTATTTTCTTTCTACACTCTTCTGATAGTGTTCTACCCTTTAACGCTTTACTTACTGCTAACCCTTTTCTAATAGGAGCCGTTCCATAATTTGAATTATATTTTACAGTACACCACTCCAAATTATCTACATAATTATTACTTGGGTTTTCATCTTTATGATTTATAACGGGATAATTATTAGGGTTAGGTATAAATGCTAATGCTACTAAACGATGAATAAAAAAATTTTTTTTAACACCATTTTTATATAAATTTATTTTATAATAATTAAATTTAGTTTTAAAGGGTTTCATTATTCTATCTTGTTTATAAAGAAATCCGTGTTGCCTACCTAAACTCTTTACCCTACCTAAATTAGATACTTGATATAAGCCCTCATAACCTTTAATATCACGCCAAATCTCATTCTCTAAATTCTCTATCATCTCTACCTCATTTTTATATTCTACTTATAAGTACAAAAAAACTTATAAAGACCATCATTTTATAAGTACCATAAAAAAACAAGGTAATCATCATTTGAAAGAAAACCCCCTTAAAATAGGGGGTTTGCACTACTAATTACCTTCACCTTCGCCTTCACCATTGTGGTCTTGAGTCTCAACATCAGTAATACCACTTTGTATATTTATAGAAGGTTGATTTTCTTTGTGAATAATGGTGGCTTTGTTTTGAACTGTCCACATACTGTCGGTATCAGAGGGTTCTGAAGGTGTCTGCCACATAACATCAAATTCTACAGTAAACCAATATTTTTGGTTATCTATTTCAGTTTCATTTTGTATTTTGATACTTGATACTCCGGTGTCGGGTTTCCATACACTATAATCTTCTGTATTAACCATCGGCTCTGTTATATCAAATTCGCCATTGACTCGGCTTTGTAGAATTGTTTGATAATCATTATCTATAAAGTTTCCGATAGTCCAAATACCATCAACGCTCAAACTAAAGGCGTTTACTCTTTCTACGAGTTTGTTATCTATATAGATTTCAGTGTTTGTAGGCTCATAGAATTTGTTAAAGCCTGTAGGAGTAACGTCATTTGTAGGAGTATCAACACCCTTTGTAATTTTCTTACCTACAAATCCTACTTCCATATTTAAATCAAGCGGTGAGCCTGATATAGTATAGTTTTTTACTACACAACCCTCGCTACGAAGGTCATAATGTTGTAAAGTATAGGACACAGGGTCAATAGGACCTGAAGAATCAACATCAATTAAAACATTAAAGTCGGCATAAGAGATTGCTCCACTTCCATTCCATTCACTATATTCAGTAGACTTTAAAACACCTACAGGGAGGGTTGTGCCGTTTACCTCTATGTTTTTAGTTTCCTGTTGAATTGTAGGTGTTACACTTAAAGAGAAAAACTTACTAAAACCTTGTCCTACGGTTGCTTTTTCCTCTCCGTATTTATCCTCTTTCTTATAACGGCTTCCCGCAAAAACGGATTCGGGTGTATGCGTCCAATTCCCTGTTGTGACTGCGTGAGTACGAGTTACTTCTGCCATTTATCTAAATCTCCTTATTTTAAATTTAATAATCAGGTTTGGTTTTTACAGTAAATTGAGCCTGTAAACCATAATAACCTGAATTAGTATTATCTACTAATTTTGATTGTCTTTCGTATATGATACTGTTTATATAACCTTCCTCATTGTTTTCGGTATCGGTGACTGTTATTCCTGTCTTTCCGTCAAAGTAATCTATGATTTGTTTTAACTTTGAGAACTCTAATTGCTTACTCCACAGATTTACTCTTATATCAAAAGTATTAAATGCTAAATTATTGTATACATACTTTGTAGCCTGTCCGTCAAGTATAAAGAAAACACAATAAGTATTATCCGTTATTCCGTCTTGAATGTCGTTGTATACAGGTATAGAAAGTAGATTAGATAACTCATTATAGAAATAAATAGAGAGTATCTTTATATCATTCATATAATACTACCTCCCATATCTGTTCATATCTACGGGACGCCTGTCTGCATCCGATTAATTGATATTCTTTACCCTCAATTTCAAATAAGAACTTATCAGGGCTTCCTACAATGGTTTCTAAAGGGATACATACCAAAAATACAGTCTTATCACCTATTTTGTCCCTAAACTCTGCTTTATCAATACTAATAGAGTGATAATTACATACAGTAGTTTCTTGTAGTGTCTTATTTACAGTAGGCACTCCCACATTACTCATAGATTTCTCTAATCTGTATATTTTTATTGGGGTTTCCATAAGTTTGTTAAAGAATAAACTTACAGTTTTTTGATTAGGTAAATACATTTCCATATAATCACCTACCCCAATAATCTTTACACTTTTTAGGATTCATATCTAATGTGAAATAACGCTTAACCTCATCCCCTAAATCAACGGCTTCCGGGTCTAAAAACTGACATTTCTCTGCCATTTTGATAATCTCTTTAAGAGCATTAATTGGACTGTCAAAACCAAAACTATTAGCACCATCGTTAATAGAAGTAGGGTTTTGAGAAAGTTTTAATAACTGTGAGGTTGCTATATACCTAATACTACCATTATAACCAAAGGACTGAATAAGATTACTAATTTCAGTATCACTTATATCGGGGGTTTGATTACTGCCCCATATTATGTATTTGACGCTTTCTATTCGTGTCATTTTGAGTTGTTTAACCCCCTTTATGTATTAAAAAATAGGGGGTTGATATACCCCCTGTCTTGTTGATTATTCTACAGTGTAGTAGCCTGATGCGATAAGTTTAGAATCACTATTAAATTCACCGATTTCAATAATGTTTCCACTTGATGCAGTGATTTTTGTTGTGCCACTTGTGAAAGAACTGAAACCTGTAGCGTCTGCACCATAAGGAGTAAGAACACCATCTGTGATGACTTTGTATTTTAATGTCCCTGAATCAGTAGCAGTTGCGGTGCAAGTGTATTTACCTTCATCTGCTCCTGTTAAAGCAGTTCCTACTACTGCTATGGCAGTTGGAGAAAATACAGGGAGAATACAAGAGGCTCTTAATACCTTACTTGCATAGCAAATTCTACCTTTAATTGCAGATGCTCCAATCATAGCAGCATCTCCATCCAAGTTTACAACCTTTACCGGCACCTTCCAAGCGAGAACTCTTGTTGCATACTTAGGATGTCCCGCTATCATTGAAAGGTTAGCCGTGCTATCATTCCATTCATAAACTGTAAAGCCCGCAATTTGTCCGATAGCACCATTTTTCTTTACTTCATCTCCTAAATTAGAAGCACTAATAAACTCGGGAGCGTTGAGTAATAAAGCGAGAGCATCGGGAGTTACGAGTAAATATCTACCTTGTTTGGGGACATTTAACTTACTCAATTTTGTTCTCAATTTAACAATTTCGGAGTAGATATTATCCTTTGTTAAAGATGCTATATTTTGAGCCGTTCCTTCGGTTACTAATTCTGCACCACCATCTGTGTCAACTTGTAATGCGAGAGCATATCCGGCAGAATCTAATCTTTCTGCTAATACATCAGGTGCTACGGCGTCTGCCTCGTAGCCGTCTATAATTATATTGCAAGCCTTATCTTTATTAATTGGAATGGTGATATAAGAGTTGCTTATACTCTCACCAGCCAACCCTGAGGCTGTGTTATAATCTGATACAGTTGCTTCGGCGTCATTGACATAAACCTTAACTGCTCCACTTGTCGGCTCTCCGTCATAATCAGTATTAAAGATTATATTATCTTTGAGGACAAGTTCTTTTCTCAATTTTTCTAAAACTAAATCTGAATAACTTTCTCTTAATGCTACTGCCATTTGTAAAATTCTCCTTAATTATTTTATTTTTTGTTAAGTAGCTCGGGATTTCTCTTGTAAAAAGCCTGACTTACAGGGTCCATAACAGGCTCGGCTTTATCGTTAGAGAGATTAACTGTTGATGCGGAAGGTATGGTTTCCTTTTCCGATACAAATAAGTATGAATCACTTTCTCTTAACTTACTTATTTGCTCGTCAATTCCTACATACTCTCCGTTCTCATTAACTTTAATCTCATTAAAATCAATAGATTTTCTCAATAAATCAGGGTTTTTTGCTTTACTCTTGTATAACTTTTCCGTAATCACATTATCTAATTTCGCTTTTGATAAGTCGGTGTTATACTTACTACTCAATTCGTCATATTTTTCCTTATATGACTTGTATTCTTCATAATCCGAGTATTTATTCAACTCACCCTTTAACTCTTCAATTTGAGCCGTGTAGGTATCATTTTTAGCCTTTAATTCGTTGATACCTTTCCCGTATTCTGCCATTATCTTGTTAATGGCTTCATCTGATAATTCAAGTCCTTTCAAAAAGTCCCGTGTCATTTGTAAATTCTCCTTATTTTACGCTTTTTTGAGTGGTCTCGTCCACTTAAAAAATTGAATTTCTTACTATTCTACTCATAGTTGAGATTTATCTAAAATGGGAGTTTTTTTAAAATGACCCCCATATATAGTATGAAATGATAAAAAAAGTGAATTTTTTTTAAAATCCACTCTTAAAACCATCTTCTTCTATGGTTGTTTGCTCCACATCATACCCTAATTCTTTAAGAGCGATTTCAGGCTTTACACCTAAAGCAATCTTATTAGATACTGTTTGAGTTTCTGCATACTCATCCACCACGCTTGTGTCCTCCCACACGGCGTCAAGTTGTCCGTAGTTAGAATAACCATTATATTTTAAGATTATATCAAATATATCTTCTATAATATCACCTAAAATTACCTGTTTAGATTTGATTTTGTTTACTAATGGTTGTTCTGCGATTTTGAGAGCTAAACCACTTGTAGGGATATTCCCACCAAGATTATAAAGAAATTGTGGGATACGGGTAACGATACTAATTTCACGATGTATAGAATCAATGACATCCGTGAAATTTGAAAGTGGTGTAGCATCCCATTCCCCGACTGTAACGTTCTCATCTGTGGAAATAAATATGTGTCCTACTTCGTTTTCACTAAACGGATTTACCATATTTCCGTTGCTATCGTATTGAGGTGTATACCCAAGAAGGTATCTCTGTTTAAAGGCAGAACTTTCACTCGCAACGGCTCTTAATTGGTGAAGTGAATTTAAATGTCTCTGTAAAGGAATGACATTTACAAGTTCACTTTCTGCAAAGTCCGTAGGTTTATTTGAGTTATACAAATGAAATATGGGGACACAACCTAACGGATTAGTAAACATATTATTTTCACTTATTTCTACTTCACCCTTTATAGAGTGTCCCTCGTAGTCTTCAAAACCGATAAAATCTTTCGTATACACATACATTCTACTACGGGGATTATTCTTTAAGTCTTTATAAAACTTAACGGAAACTGCCATTGAAATTTCATCGTTCTCGTCATAAAAAACAGTCGTATTGAAAGGGTTTTTAGAATATAACTTTAATTTGTTATCCTTATCAAACCACAAACTCACATAAGCGTCCCCAAATATTAAACAATCTCTTATAATTTGAGAGAAAAAACTACCCACCCTATTAGTATGGAAATAGTTAGTTAAAAACTCATTTATTTCATCATTTTCAGGGGTGTGTATACCTGATAAGATTATTCGGTTAGCGACTATATCTACTATTGACTGACATACATTAGATTTAGTCCCTTTCAATAAGTCTTTAAGGTGTTTATAAGTTTTTATACCATTGAGATATACTTGATGCTCTCCTTTATAATAATTATTGAATAGGGCATATTCATCTTGATATTGTGTAATTTGAGCGTTAGCCCAAGTAGTGTTAATTTTCATACTATAAAACTCCTAAAATACTAAGGAAATGTTATTTGATTTAGTTAAATACATAATGCCATATCTGAGGCTATCAGCACAATGGTCTTCAATCTTATCAGGTTCTTCCTTTATAGTAGCATTTTCATCCTTATCATTTTTACTATTTTTCCAATGGTAAGACTTTAATTCCGTGATAGTATTTCTACACTTAACACTTACAAATAGTTTATTAGTAGAAAAACTACTTGCTACTACTCTTATCCCGTCTAATACGCTATTATTTGCTTTTCCGACAGGTAAACCTTCCCTTTTTAAAGCCGTGATAAAACTTAAAGCCGAAGGGTCTATTATAATTTTCTCTACTCTTCTGTTATTAATAAACTTTATCATATCAGATACATATTCCGCATCTGTCTTTTCTTGTTTAGTATCTCTTCCACTATGGTAGTATTCATCCACTACATATTTTACACCATTATAGTCCTCTCCGATTAGTAAAAATACTGTGGCATTTGCTATACCATAATCACAAGATATAATTAATCGTTTAAAGTCAGTAGGTGTAGTAGATACTACTTTATCATCGTTGAATTGTGGGTATATCAAACCCTCTGCGAGACACCACAAACCATCAATGTATCTCTTATATAGGTGGGGTTGGTCTCTCAACTCTGCCTTTAAATTATTAACAAAATCAGTAGATAGTTTAGGATTATCATATATGGTGTAGTGTTGTCTCCACATATCTATTCCCGGCGTCTTATATAAAAATTTATAGAGCCAATGGAGTTCACTATCAGGGTTAAGACACATAATACATTTGGAGTAGGGAGCCGAGAGACGGGTTTTTAACATATTAAAAGTATCACTCGCATAAGAAGTAGCCTCATCTAAGTATGCAAACTTACACTCTAAACCCCTTAATCTTTCTGCTTGTGATTGTTTATCACATCCGATTATATAAACTCTTTCACCAAACATATCACAAGAGCCGTCAGTCCTAACTGCTCCCACTAAATTTCCGTATAATTTCTGCATTGGCTCTACTACATTTCTCTTTACAGAAGTTAATGTATTTCCGAGAATTAAGGTAGTGCCTTTAAGTCCCGCCTGTTGTCTTATAATCATTGGTATAGCAAAGTAATCTGCGAAAGTCTTACCACTACGGACGAGACTGCTCCTTCTTTGACAATCCAACGAGCCGTATCTATATTATTAAAGAACTCTCTTTGTTTATCAGTAAAGAACACAAGCACCACCTCCTTTGATTTACATTTCTTTAATCGTTTTTATTAAACTATCTAACTTTTCAATACTATCATAAGATTCTGCATTTGTATTATCTACTGTTAAAGCATTAAGAGTTGCTACACTACGAGCCATAGATAGTAAATTACCTTCTTTAACGCTTTCTATATTCATAGATGCCATACTATCTAACTTTTTAGATAAGAGTTTTTGTAGTTTATCAACCATATCTAAATTATCAGTATGTAATCTCGCTTTCTTATCTATTACACTCTCTTGTATCCGTTTTAGAGATTCTACTTTAACAGTTTCTACATACTCTTTACGCTTTCTTACCCAATCATTTCTCTTAGACCAGTCCCTTACTAAACCATAACTTAACCCGTATTTTTTCGCTAAAATAGTAAGAGTAGTTTTAGTTGTTATATATTCAGCCTCTAATTCGGACGATAATACATTTTCCTGTTGAGCCATATTTACACCTCCCTTAAAGGTATAAAAAAAGAGAGCATTTTTAAAATACTCTCCCATATATATAGCAAAAATCATTAAAAAAGTGAATTTTTTACTTATTTTTTTTATTTTTTCGCTTGATTTCACGCTTAATTTTAGCATTAATCACGGAGTCGTATTCGATGTCTTCAAAACAATCTGAATTACGGAATGTCTCTCCCAATAAGGTGATTAAACCAATGTCCTTTCCATAATACTCATTAAGCCTTTCCATACATTTCTGACGGCGTTTAAGTATTAAATTAGGGGACATTTCAAAGTGAGTTAATTTCAACAACCCTTCTGATATTTTCGTGTCCTTTATTCCTAAACAATGAAGCCTGATTAAGAACTTTTGAAACCTATCAAAATTACGATTACTTGAAAATCGTATGTTATCAAGTAAGTAATCTAACTCTACCCACAACAGTCCACATATAGGCTCGTCTGCATTTTCTGAAACCTTATCAAGCGTCCGTCTTTCCCATAATCTAAATAATTCCTTATCATACAAATCATCGTAGTTAAGCATACTCAACCACCCCCATACTTAAATCAGGCATTAAGGTAATCAACACCTTTTCTTCCATATTACAGTCCTGAGGGCGTTTAATAATATTGATACCTAAACAATACCTATCATCAATGAATACCACGCCATTTAAACTATCTAAAATCAATTTCGCTATATTATCGGCGTCCTTTGAGAAGATGTTGTGTAAATAACACTCTACATTTATATAAAATGGGTAATTTATCTTACTTACCCTTTGAAGTATAACACAGTTGCGTAATCTCTTCTTAAACTCATTTTTACGCTTTGAGTTCTTAGTTCTCACAACCCCTATACAGGTAATTTGTTGTGGGGATATTTTATTCTTTTTAGACATTATATCAAATTCCTTTATTTTTGTAATTGTGTCTTTAAATAAACTGTATCTCCACCCATTAGAAGCCCCTATATGTAGTATACTATAAAATATAGTTAATAGTTCCCTTACTACATATAGGGCGTGTATTAAACACTAATCACTAAAAATGTAATATAGTAAAACTCCCATTATCATTACTAAAAATGTAATTTTCGTTAAAATCAACCTTAATCACCACCTTTATTTTCATTCGGGTCTTTAATGATTCTATCAAAAAAATACTCTTCTAATTCTGTATCAATATCAAGAGGTCGGTTAGGGTCTTTATCGCATAATTCCTTTACATACCTTGCTCTATAATTTAATACCTGTAAAGTCAGTAGCATTTGTCTCTCTTTATCTGTTAAACCTGAAAAGCCGTAGTCGTTATACTTATCTGTCTTTTTTATAATATAATCTATAAAATTCATATCTTACACCACCTAAACCATAGGAACGGGAATGCTATAACTAAAATCAAATTCCTTCTGATAAAGATACTCTTTAAAGTAATTGATAGTGCTATGACGGACTGAGTGCTTGTAGTTTCCATATTCGTGTTGGAAATCGTATAAAACATCTTCATTTATCTCCGTTAAGCCTCTCTCACAACAGAAAATGTAGAGTTTTTTGATTTGGGAAAGATACTCACCGAAAGTAGTTAAACCACTCTCTCTTAAAAATGTGTAGAAAGAGTTAGATTCTATACCATCCAAAATAGGTTTCTTGGCATATATAGGTGATATATAGCCTGTATCAAGTAATTTACCTAAATCTTCTGTCTTTATTACAGTATCATAGGTTTCTGTATCTATCGTTTCTACACCATTAAGGTCGTTTAAGGCTTCTACACATACACCTGAATTGTAGAGAATAGCGTTTAAAATACTATTCTGTCTTTCAATGGTTTCTATTAAAACCTCTAATTTCTTAATTGCTAAATCTTCTTCTGATTTAAAGAACTTCATACAAAATTCTCCTTTGCCTGTTATTACAGGACTTTATAATATTATTCTTAATTGTTTCTCAAAATAAAGCGTTTTTCTGTAAACCCTATCAAACATACTCCCTCACTTGTAAAGTCCGTGTATGGCTGAATTTGGGGGCTTTTTGTGGGGTTTTTCTTACTGTAGTGTTAATGTCTTATATGTAGATACCTCCTGTTTTTGTTATTTTTTGTAAGGGTGTCCCGTAACTAATATATTAAATCGTTTTTCAGTAGTTTATACTACTCACCCATTAAAAATATATTTTTGATAATTTCAATGGTTTTTTAATTTTTGATACATTCCTTCTAATAAAAATATATAAAACACTTTTTCACTCCATTTTTTATACTATTTATAGTATCACTCCCCACCTACTACCACTTTAAAAATACTATATGTAGTAAAAATACACTACTAAAAATCTTATAAAAACACTAAAAATAGGGTATTTTTTGAAAAAACTCTAAAATAGGGCTTATTTGCCCCATAGAGAGAGTTTTGTGTGTTTTCCACTATTTATACAGGGTTGTATCAAAACTCTTCTGTATGGCTGATTTAATGGGGTTTTTTGATAGTATTTAGTAATACACCACTCCCCGATACATTACTCAACACCCATAAGGGTAATGAGTATATGTAAAGGGGGATGGGTGGTGGTTACTAAAACTCTTCAAATTTACGCTTTTTAGATACTCTATTACTACTACCCAACTCTTTATTATCTTTAATCATAAACTCTTCTTCTACTACTTCAGGCATACAGTTTTTAGGCATCCAAGCCTCTAATACTCCAAATATGGTGTCCCACTCTAATAAGTAAGCCTTTGGAGTTTCATCCTTAATGGTGTAATTAAAGAAATTAGTGTAAATACTGTTTACATAATCTCTACTTAAACTACCTTCGTTTACATTAACTTCCAAAAACCAAAACATCCTTTGGTATTTACTATACCTTAAATTCGTTTCTTTCATTTTAAATACCTCTCATATATAAATTTATATTAAATACTCTAAATACGGCGAAGCCGGTATCTCGGGGGGTTTAGGGGGCAGAGCCCCCTATAAAGAATAAAGAAATAAGAGAGTTAAGGCTTTATTCGGTAATTTATAAATAACTATATCTCATATTTATATTTTTATTTATTCTTATTATTTATTCTTTATTTATATCCCAATTTTTAAATATAGATTTCTACATTTTTAACGGATTTTCTACTTTTTTTACGAAAATTCCTACATTTTTAACGGTCATTTCTACATTTTTTACGAGTTTTCTACATTTTTAACGGATTTTCTACTTTTTTAACGGTCATTTCTACATTTTTTACTACATTTTTTACGAAAATTCCTACATTTTTTACGAGTTTAAATCTCTATATACTCTACATTAGTAGTGTAGGTGCTATCTATGTTTTCATTAAACATAATCGGAAAGGTTTTATTTTTATCAACTTGATAACTTATCTTTAAAACAGGTAAAGATTCTGTTGTAAGTTGAGTTAATCTCAAATCGTTTCCATTTATGGTGTATTGTAGAAAACTGAAAAACCCTATATTTTCTAACTTTTCTAAGTTTTCTAAAATAATCTTACGGGTGTATTTCTTTCCTTTAGCATTTTTATTCCAAAAGTTTAAAACCATTTGAATAATGTTTTTAAGGTAAGGGGTTTTCATTACTGTAAAATTACTATCTAAGAACATTTCATTTAACTCTAAACTTAAAACAAAAAATGCTAAACTTAAATCATTTCTCCGTATGTTTAATACAGTCGGAGTTAGATAAATAAATTTTCCTTCACATAGTAAGCCATAAGTTATATAAAATAATATATCTGTCTTAACTAAACCACTATCCATACCTTTAGTTAAAGAAAAGTTAAAATTACCTAAACAGGTGGTTTCTATCTCAACTTTAATAGCACTTAAAGTATCTACCACATCCACAAAGTTCTGATAACTAAATCTGTATCTCGGTAAGTTTAATACTCTTAAAAAGAAATCATAAGTAAGCATTTGTTTTGTAGGTTGCTTATTTATCTTGTTAATACCTTTATTCTTAATAGAATTGTATAAACACTTATTACATATCAATAATAATAGATTAAGTGTATATACACTAAACTCTTTATAGATATTTTTATTACAAGACAGGGTTATTTTAATACTCTCCTCGTGCTTACCTATTTTAGTGGTAGTGCCGTCTATAACTATATTAATATCAGGGAGGTTAATATTAAAGTGTTTAAATACACTAAACTGCTCTTGTTTAGCATTTGCTCTACACTCACTTAATAATCGTGGTAGTAATTCAAACAATGGTGATTTGTATATAATCATACTGTTTTGATTAATAAAGGGTCTATTTCGGAAAAAAGTAAATTTACCCTCTTTCTCATTATTGTTAATAAATTCCCCGTCAAATCTGTTTTGTGGCTTTTTATTTTCAGTTCCTACTGTATTGTTTTGTTCGTCTTTAAATTCTAAATTCTGCATTTCCGTTTCACTCCTAATCTTTATTCAAATAAGTACCTAAGAATTAGAAAAATCATCATTTTTTACATTCGGCTTCAGTATAATATATATTTCATAAAATCAATGCCATTTTTTATGATTTTTACATTCGGCTTCAGTATAATATATATTTCATAATTTTAATGTCTTGTTTTAATAGTGAAGGGTCACCCATTAGGTGACCCTTCCACATAGTTTTTATTTATATCTATTTTTTAAACACATCTTCTTCCAAATGATGAAAATAATCTGAATATTCAAAAATAATAACATTTGGATTAAACTCAAAACCAAATCCGGTCTCGCTTAAATGTTTACATATATCTTCGTGGGCGACAGTAATACCGGCACTATCCCAAACTTGATAAATAACTCCATTATATAACACAAATAAAGCAGTAGATTTATCTTTAAAGTAATCATCTAATTTGATAATCTCTTTAGATAGTTTTAAAAATTCTGTTTCTTTAATACTCATACTACAACTTATAAATGATATAGTATTTCCCATCATATCCTTTATGGAAGTATTATTTTCATTTTCAATAAGTTTTTCTATTTTGTGAAGAATACTTAAATACTCACAATATTCTCTAAAAGCCTTATTTCGTTTTTCAACATCTAATTTTGTAATTGTTGCCATATTTTCCTCCTTAAGTGAATACTATGGCTAATATTCACTTGCGTTATTATTAAATTTGCCGTATTTTTTAAAGGTCACGGCATAAACCTTAAAAATCACAAATTAACTCTGTGTCCTGTTAAAGTCCTACATATATTCAATGGTCTTTATGTATTTCTTAACTTCCTCTTCGTAGATAAGGTAGCCTACCTTACCTGTTTTTGTTCGGTATAAAGTGCCGAATGGCATTTTACCCTGTTGTAAAAGTGTTGAAAGTGTTGTTAGATTCATACCTAACATTTTCGCTGCTTTTCCTACAGTGATTTTAGTCATAACTAATGACCTCCTATATAGTATTCTTTAATACCCACTCTTCTTTAATGGGAGTGAAGTATTTTTTTACATTTTTATGGAAAATGTTTAATTCTTTTCCCGTATCTGTTAAGACATAAGTATATTTTTCTCCAATAAGAGATACAGTTCCCAATGACTTAAATTTTATAGATTCTACTCTCTGTCCTTCTGTAAATGGGACATCTAAATGAGTGATTTTCAATTTGTAGTTATCACTTTTCTTTTCAGGTTTTTTCCACTCACTTAACTTTTTAAGAGCCTCTTCCTCTGTAAAACTCTCATTAAAGGAGTAGAAATGTGTTCTTCTAAATTTCTTTCCCGTGTGGTGCCAAGAGGTTTCAGATAATAAAACACTCTTTAAAGCGTCTGTAGAGAATTTTTTTAAACTCTTTACATCCCAACCTAATTCTTCCACGATTTCAATTATATCGCTCTTATTCCATCTTGATATTGGTTTTTCACCATTATCATAAGCAGCAACTGCGTTGTTGCTCATTCCGTTTGACCAATCATAGCCAGCCATTTTTCATTTTCCTCCTAAGAAAATAGATTTTTTATTATTTTATAAGGTTTCTGAAATCTCTCTCATATATTAGTACCACAAAAACCTCATAGATTCATCATTTGAAATGGTAGTTTTCAAAAATTTTTATTATTTTTTAAAACTCTCTTCCATTTTAATATATTTTTGAGATTTTAAAAACGCTTACATTATATAGTACCATAAATTTTGAAAGACCCTCATTTTTTGATTTTCGTGCTTAAATCAGGGTATTTTTCCGATAACTACAGTATAATTATACATCAAATAAAAACATTTGTCAAGGGATTATTAAGCGTAAATAACAAAAAAATAAAAAAATTTTTTAAAATTTTTTCAAAACCACAAAATAAATATAAAAATTTTTTCAAAAAAAGTAATAAACTGCCTTGACATTACAACACGAAATGTGGTATAATATAGATGTAAGTAAAAATATTTGGAGGAAAATTATGGGAAAACCCAAAACGAGAGGTAATGGCTCAGGCTCCATTACACATATCAATGACGGGAGAGCGAAACCTTATATCGTTTTCCAACCAGCCACATATAGCGTAGATTCTGACGGAAAATTACATAAATCTCAGAAAAGATTAGGTAGTTTTAAGACAAGGAAAGAGGCAGAAAACTGTTTAGCCGTGTTTAATATGAGTAGTGTAGAAAAGTTAGAGTATTACAAGGGTGTTAAGACATTAGAGGAAGTATACAATGAGTGGTATTCTCACACAACCACGATAGACCCAAACAAGAATATGAGAAACTATTCTAAATGTTGGAAAAAAGTTGAGATACTTAAAGATTATAAGATTAGTGATATAACTTATAATCAGTTACAGAATATCATTAATGTAGTGACTCCAACAATGGGACTTCAAACAAAAACTTTAATCAATGCCTTGTATAAGTTCGCTATAAAGAATAACTATGTGGAAAAAAACATAGGTGAGTTATTAGAAACTAAAAAAATTGAGAGCGTTAAGCATAAAGAAACATTTTCTCTTAAAGATATAGAAAGAATTAAAGAGTATCTTTACACGGATAATAACAGTAGATACGCCCGAGCGATATTAGTATTATTATATAGTGGAATGCGAATAAACGAACTTGTGGAAATGAAAATTGAGAATGTAGATTTGAATAAGAATATTATGATAGGTGGAAGTAAAACGACTGCGGGAAAGGGAAGAATCATCCCCATACACCACGAGATAAAGAAAATAATACAGTATTATATGAGTATATCGGTTAATGAGTATCTTATTTCAGGTGATTTCCCAAAATGTAATGTAAATTCAAGTATAAGTGCCATTAATCAGTTCTTAACTAAAATCGGAATGCCGTATTCTACCCACTCTTGTAGAGCGAGTTTTATGACGCAAGCCTATAAACAGAAACTTGATTGGTTATTGATTGAAAAAGTCGTGGGACACGCCGTAAGAAATACAGGGTTAGAGTTTTATGTATCTATAAGTAAAGAGGACTTAATTAAAGAAGTAAACAAATTAGATTACTCTGTTGTAGCAAAATAG